ACCGGGGTCGTAGGCCCGACAGACTTCTTCCTCGCCTCCTCCTCCCTGAGCATCTGCTCGTATGAAATCCAGTCACTAGGGCTGCTAGGGTACCCGGAGTTCGCATACACGATGCCACCGGAGTTGTAGCCCGGAGCAAGGGGAGGAGCAGGAGCGAGTCGTGCCGCGTCTCTAGCCAGATCAGCAAGAACGGAAGCACCACCGCTCTTGACCCGCTGCGTAACGGCTGCACCTGCCGCTGCGCGGTTCATCTGGGCGCGTCTAGACAGCTCCATCGCTGACAGAATGCCGGTCATCCCACCACCGGACTGCGCGTAGCTTCGCAGTTCGTCAGTCGAGAGCTTCCGAATCGCATCCTGCTCCTCATAGATGTTGTTGTTTCTCATCACCCGTTCATCCCGTTGACAAGCTGGCTGATCCCTGCGGCCCCGAGTCCGAGAGAAGCAAGCTGGCTGATGAGTCCAGGCTGCGGGGAAGAGGCTTGCTGTCCGGCGAGCTGAGCATTCGGTACGCCAGACAGGATCGAGCTAAGGAACTGCATTCGCTGCATCGGGAAGTCTCGCTCGTTCAGGAAGTCTTGATAAGCAAGATCCATCTCGCGCTGAGTCATTTCACGCTGCGTAGCACCAGACCGCTCAAGTTCAGCGATACGGGTCAGCGCACGCTGCTGATCTTCAAGGCCAAGCTGAGAAGCACCAGCCGCCGTAGACTGGTACATCTGACCAGCCGCACCAAGTCCAGCAAGCGCCGCGTCTCGGTCGCTAGAGAACATCCCTCGTGCGTCGTTGTATGCGTCATACATCCCCCGACCACGGATGTCGGCAAGCGTCTGCGCCTTCTGGGCTCGCAGGTTGTTGTCCTGAAGGCCAAGGCGATACGATCCGATCGCGCCACCTGCAGCGATGGCGTCTGCCTGACTTCGGTTGAGCTGGCTGTCGAACTCCTCACGAGCCTGTCGCAACTGAGGATTCAGGACATCCTCGATGTAGGGATTCATGTACGCATTTCGATCCGCATCGAGCCACGATCTGGTCGCGTAGTCCTGCATCTGAGATCCGATGCCGCCAGCCATGCCAAGCTGGTTCGATGCGAACTCAGAAGAGGGATCTCCAGCATTGTAGAAATCCTGACGGGCCTGCTGTGCAGCAAGCTCAGCGTCAGAGAATCCAGCAATGCGAGCATCCTCGTAAGGAACGTACGAGCCACGATCGCCATACGCGAAAGACTCAGCCTTGTTAATGAGCGATCGATGAGCGCCCTCTGCCCACCAGGGGAGAGTGCCGTACCCAAGCTGGTCGCTACCTCCGCTTCCGCCACCCATTACTTCTTCCTCTTGCGAGCAAGGCTAGGATCGTACTTCTCTACCGTGTCGTAGAAAATTTCATCCTCTTTACGCCTTGCCTTTATTGACTTTTCAATAGCGTCCATCCAACGCTTGTCGTCTCCGGCGAGCTTCTTGCTCTTCTCTTTTCGCATCGCCTGCAGAGCATCTACTTTCTCATCTCCATTGATCATCCTTGAAAGATACTCAAGAAAGCTTTTTTCAGGAGGTGAGTACTTGTCGATCTCGCGAAGGTCTTTGCCAGTCTGCTGCGAGATGTAACCGTAAATGTCAGCAAGGTCTTCGTATGAGTCGGTATTGGAATACGCAATCTCATGCTCAAATCCAGGCTTTCCATACAGCAGCAGGCCGGGAGGAGGGGCGTGCCGACTCCCGTCCCTAGAGCCCCAGAACGGGCTGTCGGGTGGGCGTATTGATGTGTCGAAATATCCTTCAGGGACAAGACCACCGTCGTTCATGCCGAGAGCCGAAGCAATGCCTCCTGCTCCACCAAGCGCAGCCGCAGGCTCACCGCCACGTAGCTGCCCAAGTTCATCGACCACTTGCATAATGCTGCGAGCGCCAGCATCGGGATCACCTCCGCCCGCATGAAGCACCTTGTTCTTCGGGATCACCACCTCGCCGGGAGTGAGCATGGCAGGGACCTCGTCCTTACCCATGTACTCTTCCTTCAGCATCTCGACAGACCCAGGACCAAACACTTCTTCAAACAGTGCAAGCACTGCTGAGCGATCGTCATCAGGCATATCCGAGTTGGGATCAATCGCGACGAGCGCCATATTGATCAGCTCTTCACTGTCCTGAGACGAGGGCTGGATATCCGGGTTGGGCATCGGTGCGCCCATCATCTCTTCCTGCGGCATCGCCATAGCAAGACCGCCTTCGTTGTAGTTACGCACCATTCCCCCCGCGTTCATTCCATATGAAGGATTCCTTCTCTCCCAAGAAGGAGTCAGGAACGAATCCAGATCTACTACTGAGTAGTCCTCTGCTCCGAGAACGCCCTTTCTAAGTTCTGCAGGTCCAGCAATCCACTCGCCCACACTTGATCTGCCAAGCATCCCGTTGAGCGTGCCAGTAGATCCATACTCAGTTGGAGATTGTCCATACTCGACAGGAATTGAGATGTACTTGGAGGCTCCATCGAGCACGTACCCGTCGGGCGGAGTGTCTCCAACGTGGTCCCAGCTATCAGGCTTCCTGTAAGCTCCGTGATAGTAATACGACTCGCCCGGCTGGAGGTCGTTGCCGATAGATGATGAATACATCGACTGAAATCGAGTTGTTCCAGTGCCGGGGTCGAAGCTGGGAGGTACAGGCGTGTACGTATACGATCCAGGGTTGAAAGAAGGCAGAGCCCCTCCCAACCCTAGAGTCGAAGTATTCCCTTTTCCGCTGTAGTTAAGAGCCATCAGCTATAGAACCCTCTTCCGACACCGCCGACTGAAGGGTAGCCGTAGAATCGGGGATACGATCGACGCTCTTCCCAGCTTGCATCCTGCGGATACGTCTCGGCGGCATTCCGTCGTCCACGATTGTTCCCTCCGGGCAGGGCGAGCAGGCCGACAGCACCGAGCCCACCAGCCGTCAGGTACGGATGGTTCGCCATCATCTTTCCGAGAGGGAGAACGGCCTTGTCAAAGCCAGGAGTTGCTCCGAATGACGTAAGCGGAACCCCGGATTGAGCTGCTTGGGTAGCCGCAACAGAGCTGCCAACAGCCTGAGCGCCAGAAGCTGCTGATCCGCCGATGAACGGAGTCGCAGCTTGAGTTGCTCCAGCGTTTATGGTGGAAAGAGGAGCGAGACCAGACGGAAGTCCGAGTCCGGCAGCTCCGCCGGGAACTACCGGAGCTGCCGAAGCCACTGCAGGAGTCGCTAGCGGGGCCGCAGCAGTAGGAGCAACGGTAGACGCCCCGAGCGCACTGCCAGCAGGCATTGCAGCGCCGAGACCAAGCCCAGCCGTAGCGCCAAGGCCACCGCCGACGAGCATCTTCTTCCAGAGCGGCTCGTCCTTGGGACCGATAGCAGCAGCGAGTCCACCGCCTGCCGCCGCTCCGATAAGCATGGGAATCCAAAGGGGCATTACTTCACCTCAATGCCAAGCAGCGTCACAGTGATATCGCCGTTCGCTGACTCAACTCTGATCGTCTCTCCAGCGCCAAGCGTCCAGTTCAGCTTGAGCTGCACAGTCGAACTTGCTGCGACTGTAAGATCTTTAAAGACTTGGTTTCCAGCTCCAGCGGCAGTCGATGAATCAGGAACCAAGTAGATGTCAATCGTGTCCTGAACGCCGGTCGTCTCGCACAAGATCATCTGAGTCACCATCGTCTGAACATTCTGGACGACAGCACTGGGCTCGACTTCAACCGTCTCCCCGCTGAGCGTGTAGCTGGTCGCCGTGCGCTCAGGGACCGTGTAGATGAGCGTCGCCCCAGAGGGCACGCCCTGATAGAGGATCCCGTAAGAGTCCATCAGGTGAAGTTCTCCTGCCCTACGTCATCGAAGACGAAGCTCTTCGTTCTAGAGTGTACAGATGCTTGCGCATTTGTTCCACGAGAAAGAGACTCAAGAAGTGCAGCCAGGACTACGACGAGCTGCTCCAGCTCACGCCTGAACTGCTGCTCATCCTCTCTGGAGTACTCGTTCGGAGCGTCCGTGAATCGCCATCCGGCCTGCATCAGCCCCTCCTGCCGTCCGTCTTGAGATCCAGTCTCAGGTTGCCGAGTCGCCAGCCGAAGCCGCTAGAGAGGCTCTCAGCCCTGAATGAGACCGTCCTCGCCCGACCACGGATGCTCGTCGCATTGTAGTCAGGCGCATAGTCGAGGTTCGTCGTGTCGTTCTCGCTGAAGTCTACGGTCACACTGGATGTCGTGTGCTCAGCCCTGCCCGGCAGGTTCTTCCCTGCGATCGTAAGTGTTACTTGAGCTTCTGAGCTACTGTTATCAAATACATCTACATCAGGAAGGATTCTAGAGTAGTGCATATACATGTCACCATCTGTGATATCAATCTGCCCTGACTCAATGTAGTGCTCGATCGGATCCCCGTTCGCGCTCCGTCCAGACTCGTGCTTCATGATGCTCGACTTCTGCTTCTGCGGAAGAGCTTCAGGATCGTACTCCGTGATGTACGCAGCCAGGGGGTTGTCGAAGATGTTGACGTCTTCCCAGGCAGTCCTGTTGCGAGAGGTCGTGCTAGACGTCGATTGATCGAGAGCCGTCATGTCGAACGATCCGTAGGCCCACGTCTGATTCGAGTAGTTGTAAGACACCCACCTGTTCGGCTCGAAGGAATCAGCGGAAGCGTAGAACCAGAGAACTTCCGTGAATGCCGAGTTGACTCCAGTGAAGAACTTCCCCTTCTGTCCGCTGTTGATGTTGTCAAAGACATAGTTCGCCATGTTCTTCGGGAGCGGCTTGACTGATCCATCGTACATGTAGAACTGATCGAGGCCCATGAAGAAGACGACGTTGTCTACGGCGGCAAAAGATCCTCTTGAGTAGGCAGTCGTGTTGCGTGAGACCGTCTCAAATCCGTAGGTGTCAGGAGCCCCTGTGTATCTACATGAATAGATCGCCTTGTTCGTGAAGACGATGATCTCTCGCTTGGTCTGAACAGCTCCAATGATCCTCGACCCGTGCCTGAGCACTCGACCACCAGCCTCGTTTGAATTCGTAGGAAGCCAAGCAAACGGGTTGTGTCGATCAGACCACCTGATCAGCATGTTGTTCTGTTCTGATGAGTCGATGTCATTCGTGGCAAAGGCGATGACATGGCCGTGCTGCTCAGATACAAGAAAGAAGTCGAGCACAGTCGGAGGGGCGGTTGCCCCAGAGGGTGATGAGTCAGAGATCACGATGGCAGGACTGTCTTCAACCGGAGCACCAGACGAAACATTCGTGCTCGTGTCGTAGTAGTAGAGCGGCGATCCTCTGTTGCAGAAGATCAGATCCTCACCAAAGTTCTGGATCGTCACATCGCGAAGCGCGTCCGTAAGAACAGAAGCATCCGATGCGTCGCCCCACCCCCGAGTGGCCCCAACCACTCCACCAGCGTCAATGTCATCGTGGTAGAACTGACCACCCGATCCACCACTTGATCCGCCAGTCGTTTCGATGAACGGCAAGATGATGTTCACCTGACTGGAGGTTGTCCCAGTGCCGCAAAGCCACCACTTGTCGTTCAGGTATGTGGTGTCTAGATCGCCAGCATCTCCAGTCAGCCCGGTCAGATAGATGTAGTCGCCAGCTACGGGAGTGGCACCCGATGAAGTGATATCTACGTTAATGGTCGAAGTGCCAAGGTTCGTCGTGATCGGAGTAGATCCATTGCAGTTGAACACAGTCGGCGTGTAGTCGTCGCCTCCATACGTCCCGACTCCGTACCCGGAACCGACCGAATCAGCGACCGTTCCTGAAGCAATGCGGTAGTCAACTACAACCGTTCCTCCTTCAGAGGTGCTTGACGTTGCGACCGTAGATCCGTCGTAGTTGTCGCCTGACGAGATATCGATCTTGAAATGATCGTCATCGACAACCTCAAAGATCTGGAACCCTTCAGTCTCTGAAGTGAGCAAAGTTCCAGAGATGCCACCGATAGGAGATGTGCCAATGCTAGTAAAGCGAACAAAGTCATTGACTGAGCATCCGTGTGACGAATCCTCAATGGTGAGAATCGTCGTATTGATCTCGGTAGTGATCGGATTGGAAGTGCTGAGCGTCTCTCCGGCCAGCCTGTTCGGAGTGATGTCGTACTTGTTGGGGCCAACGAGAAGATAGAACTTGAACGTAGTCCCAACGCAGATGTACTGGTTATCAGAGAAGTCCACCCATGTATGGATATCACGAGGAACACCATTCATGGCATAGTCAGTATCCTCTGACCAGCCGCCGATGGACTCAGGGTAGTCATCCCTAAAGCGCATGTTCTGCGCCTCGTACCACCGAGCACCGATCGAGTTCTTCGTTCCCTGTCGATCTACGCCAGGGGGGATCGGGAACTTCTTGATAGGCATTAGAAGTCAGAATCTCCGATTACAAAATAAGTAACCTTAACAGCGCCATCGTTAGGATTATAAAAAGAAACCTCAGGAGTTGAATTGAAATCACTTACCCATGCGGCTGGAGCAAACCTAGCAATCCCAAGATTTTCTCCTACGCACGCATACACTGCGTAGACTTCGCTGTTTACATTTGGATTGATAGTCGTAGGAGTCAAACCAATAGGAACTTCGATCGTATCGAAGATTACTCTGAATGGTCCGATATCAAACTCTCCTTTACGATTTTCTCCGCCAGTTCCATTGGCGGTCGCGGCTGAATCTGCGACAGACTGAAGAATAGACCCGAGAGCTTCCCAAGCTCCTCCGCTGTTCCTCATCTCTAGAGCGCCTGAATTATCCCTGATTCCGTAACCGCCAGAGCCAACGGTGGTATTGAAGTTCAGATACCCATCAGTTCCGTTGATCCTAATATCTGGAGCATTCATCTTCACTCCGACATGGATCTCCTCGTCGCTGTCTGTTGTATCGAACCTGAGCATTTCTACGCCAGAGGCACCTGCGTCAAACGCAAGAGCGTCCGTGACGTTGTCCTTCATGGACCAAGACTGGCTGTTCGAAGTCGAATCAATCTCTGTCGCACTTGTACCAAGGACGACATCTCGATTGATATCGATCTCGCCATTGGTCGTGTCTACATTGATGACGGATGTACCGCCACTCTCAGTGAGCGAGAATGCGTTTGTATCAGAGTTCTTGATTGTCCATACGAACGTCGCCTTAAGTGCTGTACTTACGTCTGACCCAATCTCAAGTAGATCGTCTACTGTATCAAAAGTTAGATAAGTAACTCCGCCAGTCGCATCAAGAATCCTGAGAGACTGAGCTGATCCATTCGGGATGCCAATCGAGTTGGTTCCCGAGCTAAACGAAATAACTCCGTTGCTCTCGAAGTCGATCTCTCCAGCCTGGATCTTATCCAGAAGGTTATGGACTCCGATTGCGTGATCCGTCGTAGCGTCAGGAACCACCATCACGAGAGCAGACGTATTGTTCGGGATCGAAACCGTAGATGAAGCGCCGTCACAAGTGACGGTGAGTGCATTCGCGGAGAGAGAGTTCTTGATGTACAGCAGCCTAGCCGGAACCTCAGTGGCCGCTGACCCTGCGATCTTAAGCGAAGGGACGTTCGCGCCAAGGCCACCGCTGTCCTTCACTTCAACGAATCGACACCGACCTTCTGAACCGGATTCTCCGTCATCTGCTGAGTCAATCGTGAGCCAAGTGGCAACGTAAGAATTGCCAGAATTAGCCGAGGTAGACCCTGAAGGCATGTCCTCGACGTCGATCTCGACAAGCTTCCCCATCGCAGACTCGATGCGCTTGAGGTTCTCGTTCATCGACGAGCCCCAGGTTCCAGCCTCTCGGCCAGTGCCGATCAGCTTGAGCTGGAAGTTGTTTGAATACGAAGTAGTCGTTGACATCAGATACCCTTAGTCTGTGCGGCGGCGGTGGGCGTTGACCCATCAGTTGGAATCCGACCTTCCGCAGTGTTCTTCAGAAGCGTTAGCTGTTCCTTGAAGAGATTTCCATATCTTGCAACTTCTTCCGAGTTGCCCTTCAGATAGATGTACGCTCGCTCAAGCGATCCATTCAGCAGGACATCAGGATACGCAACTGATAGCCAAGTCGTAGTCGCTGCTCCACCGCCCGGCGTATTGCCAGAAGTGATCGAGTCCGTGGTTGACTTTCCATAGTACGAGATCGTATATGTGTACGCGGCGTCTGGAGCAGGAGCCACTCTCACAGTCAGCGTAGGCTCACCGCTGGACACCTCAGACTTGATGATCGCGTAGTATCGAGGGATACCCTGCATTACGGATGAAGAACGCTGAGGGAATGCATTCCTCAAGAACGAGTGATCGACCTGCTTGACTTCGTTTCCGTCTGTGCTCGTGTCGGCTCCATTCACATAGAAATCAACAACGTCGATCGCACCTGACGTGATCTCGTACTCGCTGGTACTTGCGATCATCGTCGCATTTTCTGTGACCTTCCAGTAGAGAGGTCCAGTGAGGGCAGAGAATACGGCGTCTTCCGCCCCACGAATGAAGTCATTGATGTGAGACACAAAAGAAGTCTCACTTGACTCACAGTAATCCTGAATAGCCTGCTCAAGCTGAGTGTAGTTCATGACCAGCCCCTAGTACCCGCCTCAAGCTTGAACCTCTCGACCTCAACAACTGCAGTGACACCGGCAGGAAGCCAAGAAAAGAATTGAAACTCTACGTTAGTGAGACCGCCAGTCCATCCAGCGACTCCCTCCATGTCCCATGCCACTTCGTCGAACCCACCCATCCCCTTCGGCAGAGGCGTCTTCGACTCGCCGTCCACGTACGGGCCGCCGACCGAGTAGATTAGCTTCAGTTGCGGGACAGCCCCAGGCGGGACATAGATGTACCTGTACCTAATACTCACGAACCTCAACGCATCTGCGTCAGCACCCACTTCATCAAGGTTTGAGAACTGAAAAGCATTCGCAATACTCGATGAGAAGTTGACCCTCTGGATTCCAGCCACCGGGTCAGATCGGTCGATGCCTCCGCCACTGATGGAGAAGGAAACCCCATCGCTGAAGTTCCCGCCGATGATCGTGCTGAAGAGCTGCAAGTACATGACGCTTGGATCGACGAAATCCCAAACGAAGTCGCCAGGGAGGATCCTGCCACCCTTGCTGCCCTGCGGCCTGGGATCCCTGAGCGCCTGAGCGTCCGTCATGTCCTTGCGACCGAGCCTGCTCTGAGGATGATCCTCGTCCCAGCACTCAGGACACACCCTGAGGTTCTGCCTGACGAGATTGTCCATCTCCTTGCGGAGCTTTCTCAGCGGGTACCTGAACCCACATCGATCACAGAGCCCAATGGCATTCTTCTCTGATGCCCAGCGAGACATCAGATCCGGTATCCGCTCAGGTCAGGCGTAACCATGAAGTCCACCTTCTCGCGATCCTCTTCGGCTGCCTCGTTCCAAGTCTCCATCGCACGTCGCTCAAGCCTCTGGATCTCATCTGCTCGACGAAGATCAAGAGGCTGCTTCTCGTAAAGCTTGAGTGCGAGGGCTGAGATCAGGGCAGGGATGAACCGATCAGGCACATCGACCGTATTGTCGATACGCCCGTTCATGTCTGCGATCCTTCGCATACGCCA